TTTCCATATGCAACTTTACCTATCGTAGTATCGAAAATACTAAATTCTCCAACAGGTAACTTATTCCCATTATCATCTTCTGGGTTTCTATTTATTGATAGTCTTGGAATAGAATCTTTAGTTTCCGTACCATCATCTTGACCGATTGCTTTCATTATTTGTTCGTCAGTCATCGAACTTATATTTGCTAGTTCATTTTTTGTCATTGAACCTCCTTATAAATTGATTCGTATATAACATATTTTTAATAAAATGTCAAGCATTATTTTCCAAGGAAACATGCGGATAATAACACTATATAAATAAATATCCAAAAAGTATTGCTAAGAATATCTAACATATATAAGTATCTCCATCTGTTTGTATAACTTTAAGACCTTCATATTCTGCATATTGTTTCCATGCAGAGTAGTCTTCAAAGTCTTTATTCAAATACAGAATACTTTGTGTACCTGTATAACTATCTCTAAATGCTTGATACTTTTGATATGCAGTATACTCGCTATCATCAAATTCATCAAGAGTCTCTAACGCATCTACCATAAATACTCCTATAGGGTTAGTGGTATGCACTTATAGATAACATCTTTTTGTTGCTCATCTATTTGTGCTATTTGGTTGTACTTATCTGTAACATCTACTGCCTCAGCATGATCAGCTATTACAGACTGTATAGAAAAGTAAGGTTCTGCATTTGCAAATTTTCTTACTCTAATAATTAAGTGAGTGGTTTTCATATTGTAATTACCTCCTTCATATCTAACCAGTTATATCCTATTTTAAGTTCTGTGTCAAGTGGAACATTAAATTCTATATTATAATATTGCTTTAAAGAATTTATAACTCCACCTGTACCTTGCTTAAAGATTTTACTCATAACACTTTCTTCACCAGGATACACATCAGCTACAATAGAATCATGTACAGTATTAACTAATAAACTTTTAACTTTATTTTCTGTCATTAGTTTATGAATATTTATACAAGCAAGTGGAACTATATCTGCTGTAGCAAATCCTTGCACAGGATAATTTTTAATTTGTGTTCCATAACTTGATCCACCCCAAGGCATACGTTCTGCATAAGGAAAAGAATATTCTCTACCTGTAGGTATTTTAATTCTTTTGTATCTTATTGCTTCATTCTGTAAAACTTCATGCCATTGTTTTATACCTTTATATTTTTCTAAAAATTTAGAATAATATTTTTTTTCATTTTCAGTGCCAGACATTCCACCATATAATGGTTTAAAGGTATGTGCTTTTGCATCTTGTCTGGATACACCAATAATATTGGCTGTATATTTATGAACATCAACATTATTTTTTATATCTTCTATACCTTGCTTATCTTGTGCCATAAACACAGCAGTTCTAAATTCAAGTTGTGCAAAATCTATTTCTAATATTTTACCATCTTTAAATCTAGACTTAACTACTTGTCTTATAGGAAAAGTAGTTCCTCTAGGTTGGTTTTGAAAGTTTGGATCTCTACTAGATAATCTACCTGTTGCTGTTACAGCTTGCATAAACTTAGGATGTAGCATTCCATTCTCATCTGTGTGCTCTTTCATGCCTTCTATAAAAGTAGATATGTAAGTATCAACAGCATTATATCTTACAATAGAATCTAAAAAGTCTCTTAGTTCACCTTCAGATTCAGATGCTAATTTATTTAATGTTATTTTATCTGATCTAAATCCAGACTCAGATACATCATAAACACTTTTAGGAATCTGATTGAATCCTGCAAGTTTAGCCATTCTAGAATATATAAAACCTGCACCATTACAATCTACACACTTAGTATATTTTTTAAATGGTGTGCCATCTTTTTTCATTTTTTTAATTACTTTATTTCCATTACAATGAATACATTTACTTGCAGTAGTTTTATAGACTGGCTCAGTATTAGCTTGAACAATTTTTCTAAATTGTAATCTAGACATATGAGGCTTACGTTTGCTTTTACCTGTAGCTTTATCTACACCTATGTTAAATATCTTAGACCATTGAGATTTATCAAGTGGTTTTCTAGAATAGATTAACCAAGATAATTGTTCTGGACTGGATAAATTAATTTCAGTGTCACCCATTTTGTTATAGACAATCTTATTTATCTTTTGTTTTAGATATGCTTTTTCTGCTCTGTATTCTGCATCAACTTTATTCAATACATTTAGGTCAATGTATATGCCATTTATTTCCATGTCACTTAGCACAACTAGGAACTCTCCCATCATTTTAGCAGTCGTCAATAACCCTTTATTTGCAGGCAATTTAAAGTCTTCCATCTGAGATTCAAATAATCTTTTAGTAATTAGGACATCATTTCTGCCATATTCTTCTACTAAATCTGCAGGCATTTCATCGAAACCTTTACCTAAATCCATAAACTCTTTTACTCTGTCATCTTTTACACCTATTTTTCTACGTTGGCAACACATCTGTAGTGTTAAAGATTTTCTAACACCACGATTTAAAATATATTCTCCAAGCATAGTATCATATACTTTACCAGAATATTTAAAACCAGATTCTAATAACCACATCAAATCAAATTTTAAATTATGACCAACTAATAATGTAGTTTCATCTAGTACTTCTTGTATTCTAGCTACACCACCTTTACTAATTTTTTCTGTGTGATATATAAAATAATATTCACTACCATACTTAGATTCCATACCAACACTAACTAATTTATTATCTTTATGAAATGGTGATGGATCAAATCCATTGTGTTTGTTTTTTTGAAATGTTGTTTCTACGTCTAGTATTGTTATCATCCTTCGTACCTACTTATATCCCTTCTAATAACACAGCTAGGTTCACCATGATAGCCTGTTATTTTATTTTTACTTATACATAAAGTTCTATTTCTATTTTCTGTGTCTGTTGATGCATTTCTACCTATACCAATAATCAAATCAGCTTCAGCAGCTTTTCCAGTTTTAGAATTTTCCATCATAGAAAATGAAATACTATTTCTATTATCTGCTTCTGCTGATGCCTGCGATATGGCAATTACAGCACAGTTTCTACGCTTTGCTATCTCCCTTGCACCAGTATATATTGCTCTTAATTTCTCATCTGATCTAGCAAATGTACCATCTACATTTACTTTATCTAATTGGTCAATAACAACTATATCTGGTTTATGTTTCTCACAATGAGAATCTATATCATCTAGTGTCCAATCTACAACATCAAATAAAAAAATATTATCTTTTACTTTTGACCATGCAAAATGTACTTCTTCCATGTTGTCTGGTATATCGTCTCTAGTGTACCCAGTTGAACATGATATAGTTCTCATTTGAGTTCTTATTGCAGGTTCTTCATTTATAAATGCATGAACCTTTGCACCCTGTTCAGCAAAACCATATGGTGCTGAAACTAAACTAACCCAGAAAGCAGTCTTCCCTGTTTCTGGTCTAGCAAATGCAATCATTAAATTACCATCACCAATACCACCAACCTTTTCTCTGAGTATGGGTATATTAAATTTCCATTTAGTAGTTACACTAAGTTGTTCCATTACAGAACCTATGTCATTTGTTACAGCTTGTATGCTGTTATCTGGCATATTTTTTTTATGGTTCTCAATTAATTTTAATATGTCATTAAAGTTTGCAGGTTTACCATTAAATATTTCTGTTGCCTCAATAGCAATCTTCTGTGCTGTTTCTCTGTCTGCCATAAGATTAACTATATCTTCTGCAATTTGTGGAGAAGGATCAGTAACAGTTTTTATATCTTCAACTAAATCTGTAAATTTTTCTTTAGCAGTTCTAGTCAATGCAGGATTAAACTTACCTGTATGTAAAGTAAGTATATCATCTAACTTTAAATCACCCTCGTAATCTTTGTGTGCTTTTTGTAGTGAGTCGTAGAATGAACCTAAGTCACCTTCAAAAACATTTCTTGATATTACACCACGATACTCATTATAAAATTTTTTATTGAGCATCATCTTTAATAGTTGTTTTTCCATTGTGTTGCCTTTCATTACCTTCTTTTAATTGCTTTTTGTATTTTTAACTCGTTCTCTAGTATAGTTGTAATGGCATCTAATTTACTTTGATCTCTTTGATTCCATTCTGATTTATTCATATCCATAATATCATACTTCCAAATATTCCAGTCATCAAGTATCTCTTGCATCATTTCTTCAGTCATAAAATATTCTCCTTATTTCATCGCTATTATAATATTTTAAGTCTTCTGTCAAGTTTTTTACTTGAACATTTACAAATCCTTTACCTCTTAATTCTTTAGCAATAGAAAAAGATTTAGTTGTAGCATCTCTGTCAAGTGCTACATAAATAGTTTTAAACTGCATGATGTGTGCAAGATGTGTTTCAGCTAATGATGTACCCATAATAGCAATCCCTGTCAATACTCCAGATACTGCACAAGCAGAAGCACAGTCTTCTACAATAACTGCATCATCATTTTGACCACAGATAAATGGAACGTTTTTACTACCATACATAAACCATTTAGGAAATACAGATTTATCTAATGCTCTACCTACTGCACCCACATAATCATTTGTGTAATTATTTTTAATCATAAATACAACACGTTCTTTGTTAATATCATATTTAACATCTGCTCTATTCATTGACCAAGCATCCCAACAATTATTATCACGCAAATATTTCATGGCACGTTCATTAGAATATGGAGATTTGAAACTATCTGGAACAAAAAATTTTTTGGGTTCGCCTGTTTCTTCTTGCTTGTTAAAAGTTTTATTTACATACTTGATAGTCTTCTCCCCATTGTGTCTACCCTTTGCAGAGCAAGACGCATGAAAACAATACCAACTAATTTTATCTTCAGTAGTATCTACAAGTAATGTATTTTTATTATGGCAGAATGGGCAATCCATTCTTTGTTTAGTTTCTTCTGGTATACTTAATCCTATTATAACTTCTTTTTGTTGTGCTATATTCAAACAGTTTCCTCTTGTTTTAATTCTTCGTATGTAATTGTATATTTATCTATTGCATAAAAATCATTAGCTTCTATCTTCATTAAATTTTCATTTAAATAAAATGCTAATTCATTTTCTATTTGCTCGTAAGTTGGTTCTTGTTTGAATGGAATTACTGCTACTGCTTCTATTCCCATTCCTGTCAGTCGTACTTTGTATTTTTTCATTGCCTATTCCCTTATCATAGTTTGATTTATTTGTCAAGTTATCTTTTAATTTTTTATAATAACTTGGGTGATGCCATGCAAATGTCATTTGTTATATTCCTCCACAATACTTTCGTCCCACAAGTCAACAGCAAAAGATTTACCTTTTAGTTTAAAAGTAAATTGATTGCCTTTACCTTTGAGGTACAAAGATTTTTCTGTTACTTCTCCACCTAGTTCTTCTACTAAGATTTGAAACTTAAGTCCTAGTGTAAATGGATCACTCACTAATGTTCCTTATAACTTACTTGTTTAACTTTACGATCCCAACAAGCACGACAACTGCCACACTTACCAAAATCATATTTAGCTTTTTGTTTTCTATTTAAAACAGAGTATGCCTCTTTAGTCCAAACATTATTATCTTTGTCTGTACGATATGCAAGACACTCTTTGCCTTTATGCTTTTTATTTTTATGCACAGCAGATGTCCACTCCCAAAATTTAGGAACAGCATCATCAACTTTTAGTGCTGATATACGTAAGCATAAATTTTTTGGAACATCTTCTTGTTTAAAATGTTTTACTATTTGGTACTCTCTAGTAGCTAACCAATGGTTTATATGTGGTGTCTGTCTACATATCTCAAATATTTTTTGTAGATGTTCAACAGATTGCAAATCTCCAGAGTCAAACCAACGGTGAAAAAGCCTTGATTTATCTAGGTTTTTGTACTTAAGTGTAAGTAATTCTACCATGTAGTCTACCCACTCTGGCATTTCTATTGCATCATATCTTTTTTCATATGCAACTTTAACTAGAGGAAATGCATAACAACCTTTATCTGCATAACATTTGTTGCATATGGTTCCCTTGATCTTAGCTAACTTCATACCTGTCTTACAATACTTAGTAGGTATGCCCCAAGAAAACGCAGGCATTTTACTTGTGTTAGATAGTTTACCAACTTTATCTTCTAATTGTTTTATCGTACTCATATCACTATTACTCCTAATATAAAACCAAATATAAAACAAACTATTTCAGTTCTGTAATACAATGATAGTTGATTAACTTTTTCTATTAATGCTTTCATAGTATCCTTTCTCAACTAAATACTTGTATAATTTTTTACAAGTCTTAGGTGCTTTATCTCCTAGTTTAAAATTACCAATGACTGCCTTAGCAAAAGAAGTATATCCTGTTACTCTAGGATTAGTCATAAGCATTCCATGTTCTGCCTGCATTTTTAATGCACGTAGCAACATGTTTTCTTGAAGTGTGTAACCATCTTCAAATCTATATGTTCTCAAGTCGTGTTGAGAGTTACCTGTTATTACTGTCATATTTTCTCCTTGTGTTTATCTATGTATATTACAACATAAATTCTGGTGTGTCAACTAATGTATATTTAGCGAAATGTTTTTTAGCACCAACATAATAATTACGATATGCTTGAATGTAATTATCACACTTGTATTCGTCAGGCATACAGAGTGGTGGTATAAGAAATGATTTGTATTTGAATTTATCTTTGACATTGTCAGTAAGTTTTAAAAGATTATTAAGTATACGACCAGTACTGTGAACTTTGTTATTATATCTGTGCCTGTACTGATTAAGTAAATGACCAAGCAAATCTAATGTCCATAGATAATTACCTAGTGATTCTCCAACCCATATAGTCATGGGGTGTTTTGGATATGCAGGTTTATATAATCTTAAATGCTCACCACAATGTCTTTGATATGCAGTTGATAACATCTGTCCTGTTTCTAGTATCATCTTGACTACATGCTTGTCGCAATGATACCTAGCACAAATCTCAGTATCTTTGTGTAAATGAAATATGTTCATAGTTTTAATTCTAATTTAAGTATTGCAAATTTAATATCTTTGAGTGTTATCTTACCAGAATTAAATCTCTCAGTCAATGCGTTAAATAATTTTCTAATATGATCGCCTGTTGTACCTGCACAATCAGACCAGAAATCACATTGACCAGACTCAAACCAGAGCCTTGCACTTTTCATATTTACTTGTTTATTAGAGCCAGATAAACGAGAATCATTCAAACCAAATGCATCTTCAAAGTTAGTTTGAATTACAGCGATAGCAAGTTTTTGTTCTGGTGTTTTATCTTTTACGTTTAGGTTTCCCTTTATCCATTCCATAATATATTCCCTGTTTGATTAGCATACACTCGGCACAGTAGTATTGTTTCTTTTCTATAACTACTGCTTTTCTTTTACACTTATAGCATAACTTTACATCTGCGTCAATGTTGCACATTGTTTTTCCTTTATAAATATGTTATACTCTCTTGTCCATTGGGGGAGGCTAGTATATATACTATAGCTATAATACCCCTTAGGTTATAGTCGGGAGCATAAGTCATTTAACTCTCACTTCTAAATACTGACCAGTAATCTTTACTCTATTATTTTTATCACTATCACTATATTCCTCTTTGAATATTACATCAACACTTTCAGTAAGTAATGCACCATTTCTATCTAGTATTTTTACTTTAACATTTTGATTATTTCTATTATCATTACCATGTATTTTTCTAAGTTCCCATATTAGTTCATGTATCTTCATAATTTCTCCTTATTGTT